CAGGCTGCCAGGCCAGTGTGCCAGTGTAGTTAGCAGTAGCACCGTTACCTGTGCCAACCACTTCTTGATAAACATACTCCGAAGAATAGAATCTATCAAAGTTAGCGATCATATTGTCGCCAGCAGTGATGGTGCCCTTGGAAGTACCATATTTGTACTCCCAAGTAAAAATTCCGCCTACTGGGCCAGTCATTGGTTGAATTGAAACCAGTCTGTTACCGATGAGATTTGGCCATACGCGCCGAATCATCGGGAAAACAAACTTAATGAAGTCTGCAAAGGAACCAGTGGTTGTGTTTTCTTTTAATTGCTGAAGGTGCTCCATCTCATTTTCAAGAAGAATAGCGGTATAACCCCTTGTATAGGGATCGTTGATGCCTTCAAGCAGTTTATTCCATTTATTCGTTACCGCACGAACAAATGATTTGTCTTGAATCGATCTTTTAGATTCTTTTAAAATGTCTCTAGCTTCCATAATAATCCTCCAAATTTTTTCCGAGAAAGTTACTAATCATTAATACCAGATAAACCACGTAATACCCGCATATCAACGCCAAGTATATTGGCCTCACTCAAATTGTTTTTCCCATTACTGCCATCATTGTTTTTACTTTCCCGGCCTGATTTGAGGGCAGATTGAACTTGGTTCAATTCTGATCCCACCGGATTATCTTTCTTATACGAAACTATAATATCATCGATTTGTTCGTTATTACTGATTACACCCTTATTGATACCTTCTTCAACAATCTTTCGAATCTTTACCCTTTGAGGGTCATTATCAACCTTACGCTCCAAGTAAACACGTAGCGCAAGACCCTTGCCTACATTAAACGCTTCTTGAATATCTCTCCTTAGTTGTTCATTTTCTTCTTTCAGTTTTGTAATTTCTTTGTCTCTTTCTTCCTCCTTTTCATGAACCTCTTTGGCAGCAATGATTGCTTCCTCAAGAGCTTCGTCGAGATCTTTCAGTTCATTAAATCTGGTTACATCACCAAGAGCACTTCTGATAGAATCAGCATGTTCCTCATCTTTCAGTCTTTGCTCGAGATAATATTCATAACCAATCTTTTTAGAAACAGTAGCCAACTCATCATGTTCTGATTTTAGCTCTTCATATTTCTTTTTTTCTTCTTCAACAGATTTTTCTAATTCTTGCTTAAGATTAGCAAAATCATTGTCTTTTTTCTTCAAAAGACCCTTCACATCATCTGGCAACATAAAGGGTAGAAGTTGTTGTGAAATATTTTCTAAAACGAGCTTTGCACCGGCCACCGCTGGATCGCTCATCATTTCGCTTTTCAATTCTTCGCGAATAGATTCTTTAGCAGACTGGACAGTCTCAGTAAGCTTCTTTTCGAAGTCTTTTTTAAGACCTTCCTTAATCTGTTTTTCTTGTTCTTCTTTTCCCTCTGCTTTTAGTCGCTCTTGTGACTCCTTCACAATTTGAGCAACTAACTCAGGATATTTGTCAGTTAGTTCTTTAATGTCCATTTGCCTACCTCCGGTATCATCATTTTTTTGTTTTTTATCTTGATCAATATCTTCTGCTGTAAACTCTGGGTATGATGATGCCACAGCAGGATCGGCCACAAAATCAAATGTTACTAAACCATAATCCTCTTGTACTATTTCATTACCCTTGCCGTCTGGCCTTGTAGTACCAAATCCACGACTTGATACACCAACTTTACCACCAGACTTCAGGATTGCTTTTAGATCTTTACCCTTCTGGGTGTCCATAACATCGGCTTCGCCATAGATCTCCCCATTAGGTTTTACTTCTAGCCTCGTTACTAAGTGACTCACACGTTCGAGCTTTGTTTTTCCATCTGCCGGGTGATCTAATTCACCATAAACCTTCTTGTCCTCAATCATCGGTTTCTTTTTGTCTACTTCACGCTCCCACAGCTTCCTTTGGTAGACTCTCTTGTTTGCAGTTGGAATATCGCTGAACGCAAATTGCCCCTTAGCAACAATTTTTGTATTACCAGAATTTTCTTCTATCAGATTACAACTAACAGAAGACCACTCATCTATTAATAGGGGCTTTTTGTCCATGCGAATCACCTATTCTTGAAAAATGCTTGGGATATCAGAATCAGTCTCTTCTGATTCGTTCATTTCTTCCCATTTTTCTACTGACTCAGCAATTAAATCAGCAATTTTTTCAATACCTTCTTCAAGGTCTTGTTCAACACTCTCAGTAAGTGAGTCCATTGAATCCAAATTACTCATAGCTGTTTCAGCAAGGCTTCCAGCCAACACGAGATCATCGATGCTTTCTTCATAATCTTCCCTACCTTCAAACTCATCGATTAATCTTGCAGCAAGAATTCTCGCATTGTCCAAGCATTCCATATATTGTTCGAACCTACTGTTCTGCTCCTGAAGACCAGCCAAAACATTCAATTCACTAATTTTTGATTCAACACTATCAATTTTTGGCTCAAAACCATTTTCACCAAAACCACGTGCTTTCAAACGCTTGCGTGACTTGGCAGCTTTTCTTTTGTACGAGGATTTTGAACGACGTTTTTTCTCTTTTTTAAGCATCTTTGAAGTTACTTTTTTAAAATAAAATCCGCCTCCAGCTTTTTTAACACGTCTGAAACCCTGTTTGTGTGGACCCTTTTTACGAGTTTTACCTATTGCGGTAAATTTTCTCTCTTCAAGTGGATCGCCTTCTGCGTCCTGATCTTCTTCAAGGTCTTCGTCCTCTTCGAGATCATCTTCTTCGAGATCATCTTCTTCGAGATCTTCTTCTGAAGCCTCTTCAGAGTCTTTTTTGTTATCTTCTTCTTGGTTTTCTTCTTCTTGAGACTCCTCTTCTTGAGTCTCTTTAACCTCTTCGTCCTCTAAGACCAGTCCTTTAAGACCAAGAACTGATAGATCTTCTTCTAGTGAAGTTAATTTAAAATTTCGCCTGCGCATATGAAACCTCCTAATTATTTTCAACTGTTAAGTTGATAATTCTACCTATAAATTCGCTTGCAATCTCATATTGTCCGATGTTCTCAACAAATTCATCATAGATAAATCCCATGCACGCAGGGCATGAGCCATGCTCATTAATGACTGCGCTAATCTTTTCTTGAACAAGATCTATATCATCTAAAATATCGTCAATAAATTCATCTACAGAATCTAAGTCTTCTTCGTCTTTAAACAATTCTTCATTTTCTTCATATATCTCTAATGATGTTTTTATATTTTGTTCAACTATACTCAGCCTATCAATAACTTCATTTATGTCATTCGTAACAGACTCAGCATGTAGTTCGAATTCCTCTTCAGGAATCTTATCTGTATAAAGATATTCGTATTTTTTTGATCCAAGTATCTCGCCAACATTCTTTTTTTTGTCATAAACAAGGAGTCCTACATCTTTTGAGTTCTCGGCAACAAACTTTCTCCAAAATCTGTCATCATCAAAAATTGATTTAACTTTCTTTGTGAAGTTGTCACTACTGTAATCTTCTCTGATTGGTAATATTGAGGCGAGCTTACTTATTTCTGTTGATGAACCATTTCCATTTAGAATATCTTCAACAATTGAGCTTGTTATTTTTTCTGGGGTCTCATCAACAACATAATCTGATGTGTCTATTTTGGTTATATCTGAAAAATTAGCATCTTCATCAAATTTAGTTCTGAAAACACCACCTTCCCTATTTATGACTACAGCGTGATTTTTGAATGTGGCAAGTACCCTTGCCTCACACTCAAATAAATCACTTTTACTGACGGCACTACCAACCCTGTCTATAAGTGATTCGTATGACCCAACTGTCAGTCCGATAAGAAAATTTTCCAGAATAAGCTTTCCCATTTTATTCCTACTACTATATTTATATTACATATTGCTATACTTAGTCAATATTTACGCAAAAAAACACTTAGTTACTTCTATTATACAGCCTTTTTATATCTGATTGCTTCTCTCATTTCGCCCATAAGAGATTTTAGTTCACTAAACCTTTTGTGCAGATCTCCATTAGATTTAACAATTTTCTTAACTTCATCAACAGATACGTGCTTTGACTCCCTATCATTTTTTAACATCTGTCTTTCAGCGAGCTGATATAATCTTTTGTAATTCTGGTCATACATCGCTTTGTTTATCTCTTTAACCTCCTGTTGCGCACCTTCTGACGGCATACCAAGCGCACCAGCCAGCTCTGGAGGTATCTGACCCATACGTAGCTTGTCCTGTCTGCCCTCTATTGCTGCGGAGCGCAGAGCATCTTCAACTTGCTGTTTTAAAATAAGCTCTATTTCATCTGAGCCATATCCAAAGATGTTTTCCATAATCCATCTTTTACTAACCCACTGCTGCATTCTGTCAGCTAATTCAGCTCGAGCTGTACGTATTTCCATCTGTGCAGACTCAAAAACAGAAGATGGAATATTCATAAAAAGTTCAAAATCAATTGATTTAGGATCTAACCCCTTAGCAGCAAGATGTATTCTGCAAATTTTATTAAAACCAGTTCTTATAACCCTTTGAATTCTAATGATTAAACGCGAAAAACGTACATCTTCGGCAGAAAGCGTGGCCCGCGAAATAGTATCCTCATAACCTAAATATGCTCTGGGTATTTTAATAGCCGCATATAGTTTCATGCGCATATAATCCGTGTCTTCTATATTTTGGTACGTTGGACCACTCAACACATCAATACGTGTTGAATCCTTACCAGGTCTTGTTGGGAGCCAGAAATCGTCGTGTGATCCTAGGGGGTTATACTTCATGTCAAGTTTGCCTTCTTCATTGACAAACTTTCGTTTCTTATATTGGGCACGGACCTTATTTACGTAAGACATCGCTTCACGCGGAGGCATATCTCCAACATCAACGTAAAAAGCATACCTGGCTGGAGCACGTGTCAGCTTATAAACCAACATTGCGTCCTCCATGAGCACAAGACGTTTGAAGATCCATCTTGCGGGCTCCAATAAACTCTGGCCATATTTAGATTGTCTGTGTTTTGCCCTGAATCTAAAATGAGCAACC